CAGCACTTCACTGATGGGCGGGCCTTGCGGGCCAGCGGTTTGCACCTCCACCAGCAGGGGCTGGGCAGCCGTGGTCAGTTCAATCGCCTGCTCGGCTATTTCAGTGACGACCACCTGGCCGGTGCTGATCACCTCAACGGTGTTCGCCATAGTCAGCTCGGTGCGGTGTAGCCCTCAGAGGGGCGCACGATGCCTTCGAGGTAATACTCGCGCAGACCGTTGCTGTCGATCAGCATCACGTCGTACCGGCATTCATCCGGGAGGGTTGCCGTGACGGTGTACGGCAGCGTGAGCTTCACGGAACCAGTGCTGGCGCTCAGCGTCGTCACCGTGAAGTCGCCGTACTTGGTCACGCGATCCTTGCTCCACACCTGCGCCAACACCGTCCAGCCGGTGATGTTGATGCCGTCACCATTCGAATCCTTGAACTGCACCTGCAGCGGATAATCCGCCCGCCGCTGGGGCCGGATGTTGTAGCTCGCCGGGGTGATCGCCATACCCAAGGTTTCCGGTCAGCTCAACCCGCGTAGGTGTCGGGGTTGGCCGTGATGTCCACGCGCATCTGCGATCTCGGCCCCACACCACGGGGCACGTTGATCGTTACCGCGTTGCTTCCGGGATAGCTCCACAGCAACCGGCCGGCCACTTCCTGCAGGCTGGCATCCCCGCTCCAATCCACCAGATACAGAGTCCAGCGGCTGAAGGCTTGCTCCTTGCTGTATTGCCGCACCGGCACCAGCTCGGGCTCGCGCACGATCACCACCTCCAAGCCGGTGACGCTGGTTCCAGGCGGCAGGCTCTCACCCGGTGCCCGCACCGAGATGGCCGGGGTGGTGGCGCTATTGGCGAGGGTGTACGTGCCGAGCTGATCCACCAGCGTGGTCTCGATGGCGGTGCGCAGGCTCAGCAAGTCCATTACCTAGTCTTCCGCCGAAAGCAGCAAGCAGCCTGCCTCGATCCAGCCGAAGCCGGGGCGAGCGGGGACTAGCAGCCGGTGCGTCAACAGTGGCCGATCTAGATCGCGCAGCACGACGGTGCCGCTGATCTGCCCCTTCACCAGCACCAATCCGCCACGGATGCCGGTCGCCTCCCACACCGGCGCCAACACCCACACGGTGTCGTCGTCGGAATGCAGCGCCCGCACCTCCGGCATTCGCGTGCCGTCTGCTGCACTGGCCAGCACTTCGTTCCAGCAGGACACCAACAGGGGTGGTGCCTTGTCGTCGTGCTTGAGCGCTAGGGCAACCGCAGCCACCTCGGCGCTGAGACGCCGCTCCGCCTTCTGCTCCTGCGCGAAGAGTTGAAAGTCCTGCAGCGAGAAGGGTTTGCCCTTCTTGGGGTCGCGGTTGATGTTGGCTAGCAGCGCTGCGAGTTGAGCCACCGGCATCTCCTGCAGTTGCGCTTGCTCCCGGCGGATCCGCTGCAGCTCACGCCATGCCTGCAGCACCGTTTGCCGCAGCTCCCTCGCGTAGGTGGTGCGGTGGAACTGGCCGGGGTAGCTGTGGGCTAGGTCGTAGAAGATCGCCGCCCAGTCCGTTTCGCTGCGGCGCCATCCGCCGCTGGCGGCTTTCCCAGCTCCTCCTCAGTCGGCGGTTCACTGGGCAGCGCCTCGGCGTCGCTTTCTTCCTGCGCCAGTTGCCAGATCGCATTGAACAGGGCGCGGTGCATCTGGCGGGTGTCCGCAACGGACCAGTCCGGCAGGTTGCAACGGCACTTGATCAGCGCACTCACCGTGGCCTCCATGTTGCGCTGCCCCGCTGAGGCGTACACCTGCGCCACCTCTTGGATCAACGCCGCGTGCTTGGTGCGGATCTCCTCGGCTCGCTCCTCCAGCTGCCTGCCGCTGATGGCGCCTTCGATGATGTTGAACGCCTCGGAAATGCTGATCTCTTCAGCTTTGGCAATGGCATCAGCGATCTGGGCGCCTTTGACGAAGCTGCTCTGCTCATTGGCCAGCAGCTCCGAGATCACCGCCGACTCACCAACGGTCAGACCACCCAGCACCGGCATCTCCAAAATGCCACTGGCTGGTGTGCCCAGCCTGCGAGTTGTAGGTGCCTCGGGCGCCTGGACAAAGGGGAGCTGCGGCATAAAGATCCGTGGCGAGCTACTTACGCTTCTGCAAGCGTAGTTGCATTTCTTTCTCGCGTTTCTGACGCTGTTCGCGGTTGTACTTGATCAGGGCTGCCATCTGCTGTTGCAGGCGCTCTAGTGCTGGGTTGTTCATGGGATTAGATCAGCGGAGCTGAAGCCAAGGGATGTCAACTGACTGCGGCAGTAGGCCGTGTTATCCCAGTCCCAGCAGTAGTAGAGAGTGCCATCAGACACCTCCCCGTTCTTGACGCGATAGCGGCGATCCAATCGAAAGTCTGCCTCCGGCACAGGCGTCGTAGTTGAAACAGGCTGGGTGCTGGTGTAGTAAAAGTCCGTGTCGTCTGTGCTGCAGGTCTGCACGCAGGGCGCCAGGAACTTGGCCGGTGGCTTATTGCCGAGCTGAACGCGCATCGCGGCGTACTGCTTGGCATCCAGGGCCTGCAGATCCAAAGAGCCTTTGACGAAGGAAAACACCGCAGGAGAGAAGAAGTTGCCCGCATGACTGCTGTACTGCAGCCAGCCGATTCCGTATTGCTTGGCCAGCACGTCATTGCCGGAGGGATAGCTGCCGTACACCGTGTCTGCCAGCCAAGCCGTGGTATCAACCGTGGGCATATCGTCGTAGACATTGGGCAGCGTGAAGAAGTAGCTGCTGCTGCCGGGGCCGTAGCCAGCCACTTGGCCGCCGCCTGATTCCACGAGCTTGCTGGTGGTGCCGTTCACCGTCAGCGGTGGGCACAGAGCTTCGATGTAGGTGCGCAAGGCATCCGGCGCTGTAATCGCCCGGACTGCAGTGGGGCTGAAGGCAAAGGCATAGATCTCATAGGCCGCAAAGCTCTGCGTGTCCACGTACTCAAAGATCACGCGGTTGGTTTGGCGCAGGTCGTACCAAGTGCCGGTGCCGTCATCTGCTGCCGAGACAGTTTCAGATCTTGGGTTCTCGCTTTGTTGACTGCGGCGCTGGATGCGGCGGAACGTGTTGAAGATCTTGATTCGGTTGTGGACGTAGATGAAGACGCCACTAGCGCGGCCACTGGGCAGCACCAGCGCTCTCGATTGATCGGCGTTGTAGGTGTCGTAACTGGCCGTCCACACATCCACCACGGAACTCAAGGGCGGTGCTGTGGCGCCTTGGTACAGCAGGGGCGGTGAGCCGGTGCCGCTGATGTCCAGCCGAGACCACGCCTGATAGGCGTTGGTATAGAAGGAATCGACATAGTGGATGCCGCCAACAGCTTCTACGCTGTCGCCGCCAGAGCCGCTCGCCGGCAGCGTGATGTCGTTGACTGTGACGAGGCCAGGGTCAAAGATGTTGGGCACTTCAACCTGAGCTTCAAAGTCAGGCGTGCCAACCCGCAACGTGATCGTGGCGTCTTCTGCGGACTGCGTGATCGTTCTGTAGGTGACTGCCGCGACGCTGCCACCCTCGCGCTGAGCAGCAGGGCGCCGCTTTTTGTAGGTGTCTGGGACAGCGGAATGCTCATCAGCTGCAGCAGTGCGCTGGGCCGCAAGGCTCTGGGTTGCCGTGCGAGTTGCGTTGCCGGCGGCTTGATCTTCGGCTTGCGTTGCTTGCTGGGCTTGCAGCTGAGCATCTTCACGCTCTTGGCGTTCTGAGCGGTTCTGCCCCAACACCTGCCTGGCCTGCTCCTGCAGGCGCTGCAGCACCACATCAATCTGGATGTTGGTGCTCATCGCTCAGCCTCAGTCGTCTTGCGCAAACGTGATGCTGTAGGTCTTGCTCTGCCCCGCTGCCATGGCGATGTTGGGCGACTCCACCAAGATCGAGTGCAGATAGGTCTCGGTGCCGATCCGCACGCACACTGTGTCGTAGGTGAAGCCAGGGCTGGTGGCAGTGAAGGTGGCGTTGATGGCAGGCAGCTCATAGCGAGCGTTGCCGGTGCTGTAGCTGCCGGTGCCGATGGTGCCGGTCACATCGGCGTAGCCACCGCCGGACACCTTGGCGGCAATCCAGGTAGCAGCGGTGGATTCCGCCGTGAGGCTGCCGGTGTTGGTGGCCAGAAAAACGGTGTAGGTCTTGCCTTCAAACGCTGCGGCCGCTTGGCGTTGCAGCTCCTTGGTGCTGATCGTGCTGGTGAGTGCCATATCAAGCGAGGGTCAGCACGCCGGTGGTCGGATCGAAGTCCACAGCAAAGGATTCACCAGCGGCCAAGGTGATGCTGCTGCCGTAATCCCACCAGCCAATCAATTCTTTGCTGGCAGCGGTGTCGTTGTAGAGCACGGCGTAGCGGAACGGGCCGATGCTGCCGCCGCTGGCAGTCCAGGTGGCTGGGTCACCCAGCACCAGCTTGTAAGTGCCGGAGGTTTGCGCCGAACTGGTAACCGATGCCGTGTTGCCGCCGGCGGTGTAGCCATTACCAGCGCTGATTTCCGTCAGGTCAGCCTTGACGCTGTTGGTGGCAACGGGTGCGGTGTTGGTGAGCAGCACCTTAAGCGTGTCAGCGCCGAGATCATGCTTCTTCTCGGCCAATGCCTCCACGAAGCTATTGAACTTGTTGAACGACGCCATGAGGCCGGAGCTTTGGGGCTAGGTTGCCTCCATTGCATGTAGGTCACACACCTTTGATCTGGATGTTGATGCCTCCGTGGTTGGGGCTGCCTGTGCCGTCTGCGGCTGCGTGCGTTGATGTGACCGTCGTGGCGTTTTGCGTGTAACCACCAGAGATCCGTGCATTTACCTTTGGCGAGTCCGTGATTTGGGTCAGGCTCGAATCCGCTGCAGACTGACTATAGGTTTCTGTGCCAGAAGCCGCTGCATACACCCAAGTAAAGACAGTGAGATTCAGCCTGCTTGCAACCGTTGAGATCGTTGCTGTGGTGCCATTGCCATAGTTTTCGCTGACGGCATCAATTTGCCCATAACGCAAGGAAGCGCTAAGCCAGGCATTTCTTGTGCTAGTAGTTGCGCTCCATGTGTACGATGCTGGCTCGCTTGCAGAAGCAGTCTTTGTGTAAACCAGCAGGTTTTGCTGTGTTCCGCTAAATGCAATGGAACTGGTATAGGTTCCCTGCAGCGTCCATCCCGATGGAACTGTTAAGGTTCCACGGTCAGCCCGCCACATCAGCACGGCAATCAACAAGTCTCCCTGCTTGTTGGTTGGCATTGTCACGACTGCGGTGGTATCTGCCGTCGCGTCAGAGTTGATCTGCGACCCGATCAGTTGGGGCCTTGTAAATGCCTCTTTACCGCTAAATTGATAGTTGACGTTATCCCCGTTCATGCGCAGAGAACGCGCAAGGGAAGCTGCTTGACCGTTTGAAGTGAATGTTCCGCTATCACTTTGCGCAATGATCCCCTTGCGGTATCCGGCGTCTTGCCCGCTAAGAGCAAATGCACTGCCTCCTGCAGCCAACGGTGGCCGTTGCAGCGCCACGATGGCGTCCTGGCCTGTAGCGGTGAAGGTGCCGAAGTTGGTGCCGATCCGGTAGTCGCGGACTGACCCAGCTCCAAAGCCATTAGCGGCAATGCTGCCAACTGCAGCCTTGATCGCCTTGGTGAACTTGAGTGCAGCAGCTTGGCCGGTGAGAGCTAAAGCGCCGGCAGCCGCAGCAAGCCTTGTGGCCACCGTGATCTCCGCCTTCGTCACCAGCACCGCTGTGCCAGTCGGCAACGTCAGCGCGTAGTCCAGTGCGGTCACGCTGAGAGCGGTCCTAGTGCCCGCCACTAACGGCACCCGCTCATTCACAGAAGGCACCAAAGCCGTGGGCGCGATGCTCTGCGCGTAGCTGGGCGCTTGGCCCGTGGGCAGGCTCGCAAACACTGCCCCTGGTGCCGTGGGATCAAAGCCACTAGGGGTGGTGGTGCTGTTGGCCGGGGCGCCGGTGCCAGTCGTCACGGTCGGATCACTCGGGAGGCTGGTGATGCCAGGGGCCACCGGCATCCAGAAGGTGCCGCTGCCGCTGACCGCCCCGGCATAGAGCGCATCCATGGCGCCGAGGATGCCGTCGCTGTTAAAGCTCCAGCTCAAGCCATTGGCTTTGTAGGCCGCCGTCAACCCAGCCGCCTGCAGGTACACCGAACTCAGCGGGTACAGCGGCATCACATAGGCCGGCAGCTGCAGCGAGACACCAGCGCGGTTGCCAAACATCACCGCGTTCTGCGTGCGGGCGTACCGCAGCGCTTGGCTCATCGCATTGCTGCCCTTGAACTCATAGCCATTGCTGGCGCTCCACACCACCGCGTCATCGGAGGCGAGCGGCATTTCCAGCTCGGTCTTGGGCTTGCTTTCAACCGTGCTGTTCTCCTGCTCCAGCTCGGCCTGCTGGCGGCCTTCGTCGTTGGTGGCACCAACTGCTGCCTGCTTTTCCTTCAGCGCTTCCTGGCGGGCCTCGGTGGTGGGGCGCTGCTGGACGCCGAAGGTACGGTCCTGCTGGATCGCCATGCTGGTGCCTTCAAACACCAGACGCTCTGCTGCCGCCAGCAGGTCGTTCAGCCCGTTGAGATCCGTGGTGACTTGGCCCTTTTCGGCGGTGTCCTGCTGGCCGTTCTGCGTCAGGCCATAGGCCAAGTAGCGATCCGTGCGCGTCTTGGTTTGGCCTTCGGGTTGGTTGGTGTCGTAGGTGATCACCGTGCGCTCGGCTTCGTATTCGCCGGTGGGCAGCGTGCTCAGATCAAACTCGCCCCAGTCGATGCCACCGATGTTGAGCTTGCCGATCAGGGCCTCAATCGGTTCAAAGCGCTTGACGGTCTGACGTACCTGCTGCTTTTCCACCCTCTTCTCTTGAGCTGCATCTTCATCCACGACGCGCTCTTCCCCGGTGGGATCCGGGCACAGGCGGTCAGGATCTAGGGCTAAGGAGTCGGCTGCCTCCTCCTGCTTGATCGGTTCGTATTCGAGGTATTCCTCGGTGCGGAACAGCAGTTCCTGGCGAGCAAGCTGCGGCAGCAGGCGCAGCTCCTCCAGATCGTTGGCCGCATAGAGAGCGTTGAGCTTGGCCTGCAGGATGGAGCCCAGCTCCCCGGCAAAGATGCGCTCTTCGGTGGTGATCGCCTTGGTCTTGTAATCGCTTTCGTCGTAGTAGGTGCGGGTGACGCTACGGGGGTTGTGGGCAACGCTCAGCGTGTAGACGATGGCACCCGCGTCGTCTTGCACGTAGAAGTCGTACTGCTGGTTGTAGGTAACGGCCTCATCCCGCTCCCAGTCGCGCAGTTGTTTTTCCTCCGCCAAGGTATCCAGCTCTTCTTGAGCGGCTTCTTTCTCCTCTTCGGTGCTGGTCGGGTCATCCAGCACCTCCTGCGCGGCTTCCTCGCTATCCAGCTCCTGCTGCGCTTCCTCGGCAGCGGTCTGCTCCAGCCGCTTGCTGTCAAAGGTGACACTCACCACCTGACCGGGCAGCACGCCGCTGTTGATGCCGCTCAGCTCGATGACGCTGCTGTCATCCAGCAGGGGGCCAGATCCGGCGCCATCCCAGCCGCGCAACACCAGCGTTTCGCTTTCGTTCAGGTAGCCAAACAGCGATTCACTGCTGATCAGCTGATCCAGCACCGACACATAACCGGCGCTCAGATCAAAGTCGTCTTGGTAGACGTTGGTGAGAGTGCTGCCGGTGGTCGCAAGCCCCAAGGCAAAGCAGCATTTCTGCAGCACTGCACTGGCGCGGATGCCCATCGGGGCGCGGTTCATCACCTTGGACGGAGCTAGCGCGTAGTCCTCGCGCACCGTCAGCTGGCTGGCGGCCTTGGTGTCCGAAAAGTTGAACGGCTTGGCACCCTCTTTGGGGAGGTAACACTGTTCCAGCGGCTGCCAGTCGTAGTCGCTGCTGGGGTAGTTCTGCGGCTCAGGGCCGTTGCTCTCGTCTTCTTCTGGCTGCTCCTCCTCCGCCGGTTTGCCCTTCAGGTTGGCCAGATACACCAGCTTGTCGCCCAGCTGCACCGTCGTCTGACGCGTGAAGGGGTTGGCAAAGCTGCTCAGCACCCGCAAAGTCCGGGGCAAGCGGGCGATGGTGCCGTCGCGCTCCCAACCGATGTTGACGATGCTGCCCACGGCCGGTGTGCTCAGCCCCGCCAGCACGAGCTGGCCACGGCAGCTGATCAAACCCTGGCCAACGCTCAGCGCCTCATCGGCGATGCTGCCGCTGATGATCGTGCCGAGGTTGCAGAAGACGTGAGCGCGAACGTCAACGGTCATTGGGCCACTCCAACGCTCAGGGTCACGGTGTAGGTGATGACCTTGAGGCCGTTCACCACGTCATTGGCCGCTGTGGCCGTAGGGGCGCTGAGGGGGAAGTAGGCACCTGCTGCTGGGGTGGTGCCAATGGTGCTTTCAAACCAGCTCTGCAAGGCACTCCATCCCGAAGCGTTGGTTTCGCCTTCCAGCGCATACACCTTGGTTGCCGTGAGCGGTCCGGTCAGATAGCTGGTGCCAGCAGCGGTGAGCTGCATCTGCGGCACGTCCTGATAGGTGACAGGTGGCCTCAATAGGGTCAGAGTGCAACCGCCGAGAGTGAACGTGCCAAGGGCCGGGCGATCCTCCGCGCTCTTGGCTTTTTCACGCTGCCGCAACGCCACCTGCAGCGCTTGTGCTGCATCCACCAGCTCCACGCTGGCGGAGATGTACGGGCCAGCTTGATCGCCTCTCGGGGCACTGGTGAACCAACACCCCACACCGCTCCAGGTGATGCCGTTGGCGCTAGCGGTCAGGCTGACGGTGGTGCCGACACTGTTGGCCGCCACGCTGTCGGCGTCCTGGATCCGGGCATCGCGCCAGGTGTTGTAGACACTCAGCAGTGATTGCCACTCAGTGGCGGTGAGCAGGCCGCTGACGGTCCAGCGGCGAGCAGTCAGGCCGTCGCGGGTGGTGGCTTCCTCATAGCCAAAGGGCTGGGCGAGAAGCTTGCTTGTGGTGAAGGCGCCGATGGAGACAGTCATGGCTTAGCCCAGTTGGACGGCGTAATCGCCGCTGGTGGCGTTGACGGCCACATTCACGGCCCAATTCTTCTCCGCGAGCTTGTTTGTGGCCTTGGTCAGTTCATCGTTGGATTTCACCAACCTGCTGTCAGCTTCAAAGATTCCACGCGCTTGAGACGCAGCCGAAAGAAGCTCACTGCCCTTAAGGTTCTCGACCTTGGAACTATCAAACAGGCCAGCCCGCACAGCTCGGTCAATGTCCGCCTGCGCGGCACGCGTCAAGCTGTCCTGCTCTGTACTGGTGAGCAGATTGAACGAACCTTCAAGGGCGCCACGGAGCGATTTGGCCGCCGAGTCGTAGTCATTGCTGGCTGACTCTGCATCCTTTGCCGCTTGCTCGCTGGCCTTTGCCAGCTTGTCAGACGCATCATTCAGGGACTCATTAAAGGAATTGCCAGCATCAATCAACGCGGTATTGCCTTTGGCACGTGCTAGCTCCACCTCTTGCTGGGCAAGCACCTGATCATTGAGCACTTTCTTGTACTCAGGGCTATCAACACCAACGCCTTTGCCGCGCAGCTCCTCCAGCTGGGCGCCGAGGGAGCGCACCTTGTCTTCAGCAGCGGCAGTGGTCTCTTCAATGCCGAGCTTTTGCTTGAGGAACTCCTTGTAAGGGCCTTCGGCAACGCGAGCGAGCTGGTTTTCGGCGTCAATTTGCCGCTGGATGGCTTCTAACCCGATGCCAAGCTCTGCATTTTGACGGGCGATGGCCGCAGAATCTTTGACTGCTTGCGGGACTTCACCAGCAGCAGCCACAAGAGCTTGACCCGCCTGTGTTCCACCATTGGCCAACTCCTTACCGGCTTGCTTGCCGGCCTCAGGCAGCGCCTTGTTGATCTCGGCTAAGTCCTGTGACAGCAAAGCTCTGATGATGTCTTCCCGAACACCAGTTGCAGAGCCGGTGAAGGTTTTGTCTTTGAACTGCGGACCAACACTGGCACCAGGCACCGAGACCGAACCAAAGAAGCCTGACCCCTTGAGGCCAAGCGGGCCGAGGTTGGCAGCCACAAGATCCGTAGCCTGCTCCTCCCGCGCCAGGACTTTTTCTGGCGCCAGAGCAGAGACCTGATTGAGCTTGCTTAAGATGTCGTTCAGACTCTTGATGAAACCACCAAACAACGGGGTCAACGTGGTGTCGAGGGTTGTCGCCAGATTGGAGAACCCATTGCCAATTTGCTGAAGACCACCACTAATCGTTTTGGCATTGATGTCTGATGCCGATGCAGCCTGGCCAGCAGCTTGGCTTTGCTTATCCAGCAGCTCGTTGTATTTAGCCAATCGGTCATTGAGCAGTGGCTGAATGGCAGCCTGCGCCTCAACACTGCCCAACAGCACCGCCAGCTTGTCAGCCGAGCCACCGGTCTTCTGCTGCACATCAGCCAAGACCGCCGCAAAGCCCTTGGACTGCAACGCTGCCACGCTGTAGTCCAAGCCCAGAGATGCAGCCAACTCTTTGGCCTGCTCACTTGGCTTGATGATGCTGCTGATCGCTTGACGCAGACCCGTGAACGTCTGCGCCACAGGTACACCACGCAGGGTGGCAGTCGCCACGGCAGCATTCAGCTCATCAAGGCCGACGCCCGCTGCCGCTGCGATGGAGCTGATCGTACCGATCTGTGCGGCGTATTGACGCACGGTAATCACACCGTCCGCCTGCGTCTGCACAAACTTGTCAACAATGTCGGTCGCCGATGATGCACTGAGGCCGTAAGCATTCAGCACGCCGGTCAATGCGCTGGCCACATCATTGACATCAGCAAAACCACCTTTTGCACCCAGTGCCGATGCGCGAAGGATGTCCGTCGCCTCAGAAGCGGACGCAAAGCCAGAGCTGGCCACGTCATAGGCCGCCTTGGTCAGGTCGATCTGACTGATGTTGCTATCCAGCTCAGCGGACAGCGCACGAAGCCGTTTGCCTAGTTCGTCAGAGTCAACGCCAAGGGTGCGTACAGCAGCACTGGCCTCATCCAGCTGCTTGACCTGATTGCCAATAAAGGCCAAGCCACCGCCGATGGTGGTGGCAACGCCAAGACTGGCGACGACATTACGAAACGATTCGGCCGCCGTCTGTGCGCTTTTGAGGCCAGCCTGAAAGCGGGAGTCATCAACGCTGAGCGTCAATACAGCAGCGCCCAGACTCTCGGCCACAACTCAGCTTCTCGTTGCTTTTAGGTTGCCTTCAGACGCGGGAACCTAGGCCATGACAAGCGCTCTCGCTGCTCTCGCCAACGCCACGGCTGTCTTCACCGTGCCCACCGTTGGCACCATGACTGATCCTGTTACCGGGAACATTGCACCGGCCACAGAAGCGGTCACCGTCAGCTTGTACCTGCGACAGGCCGGCACTAACAGTTCGGGTTTTCCTGGCGTTGATACGGACGTGGAGACCTATGAGGGCTATGCCGTCAGCCCGCAGGCATTGGATGCCCGCATCAAGCCCGGCATCACCGGCACGCTGAACTTCGCCGGCCAAGGTGCCATTGAGTGTGAGGTGATCAACGGCCGCTTTCCCTACGGCAGCACCGGCCTGATCGGCAGCACGTTGCAGCAGGTGCTGGGCGACAAGATCCGCTTGGCCCGCTACGTGCAGGGCTGATGGCGGTTCAGGTCCGCGCTTCGTTTCGCCTCACCGGCTGGAATGCCAATCAACTGAAGCTGCGGGTGCCGCAGATCTTGGGCACCTACCAGACGGTGCTGGACAAGCAGCTCAAGGCTGAGATCCAATCGCCGCAGTTCGGCTGGCCTCGGGAAACCAAACGGCGCAATGGCGCCACCGTCAGCAGCCCCCGCGACATCGTGGATCTCGGCGGTTTCCTGCGCTCTCAGCGCCGCAGCTTTGATGGCCGCACCACGATCACCTTTACGTGGGATGCCAAGAGCAAAGGCGGGTTTGCCTATGCCCCGCTGATCCTCACCGGCTACACCACCAGCAAGGGCACGCTGGTGCCAGGGCGCAACTGGATCAAGCCGGCGCTAGAGAATGCACCGCTCGATACCTACTTCGCAGATCAGTGGCGCAAGCTGAGCGGCATGAGCCTCTAACAAAAAGCGGTGAGCCGTAGCCCACCGCTTGAGATCCCTTTGCTCGCTCTCTAGTTAGCCTCAGGTGTTGGTCTCAGCCACCCAAGATGGGGCGCCATAACCGGTCAGGGTGAAAG